GCAGGTTTCGCGTGCATCGCCTTCTCGTCACGGACACGCTCCGAGTCAGAAAAATCGGCGGTGACCTCGGTGGCAGTTTTCGCCCCACCAGCACCATCAATACCCAAATGGGCGAGAGAATACCCGGTAGTCCAAGCGATCTCACGCTTCAACCCCTCAACAACATTCAGGAGGGTTTCGTCACGAATATCGAACTGCGACAAATGAACCTGACCAGTGAGGGACTCATTACCCTGCCCGAGAGCATTCACACCCGTATAAACCTGACGATCCATGTCAACCATGCTTGCAGCACCACGCCCGCCAGTCTCCAACCACGACTCGGGGACTGTGAGGCGACCCTGCCCGTTAGAAACATCCAGCATGAGTGCCGACCAGGTTTGGTCAACCTTATCGAGTGCATCCTCAATACCTGCCAAATCAGAGCGGCCAAGGTTCGCCAAAACTCCTTGTTTCCGCCAATCCTTGTTCGGCATCCGGTTCGGAATATACGCCACAGCAAGTTTGGGTACACCGGTAGCGACGGACACGGTTTCATCCCACGAAGTAGGGTCGGCGATGGCTTGGTCAAGTTCGGACTGTGAACGCAACCCGTTGTAGTGTGCGGTCGCCTCCAAAGTGTTCATGGGGACCATCTTGCCGAGCGTGGACTCGCCACCCTTGAACAGAGTGTACGAAATGTAGCCCGGCTCTTGACGNTCCAAAAGCCGGTACACGTCACGATCGACACGGTACTCAGACCACAGTGTTACCGCGGTGAGGATACCGTCCTGAAACTCAGGCAAAGCAGAATCGGCAGCATACGCTCGAATACGCACATGCTCAGAAAGAGTCGCATTCCAGGTCACCGCGAGGAAAAACCCACCCAACGCGGCACCATACTCGCCACCCTTCAACAGTTCCGCACGCGCCTCATCGGAAGACATAATCTCATCAAGGCGTGCCTGCCCCGGATGCACCCACTTCACCTTCGCCGGGGCAACACCCGCCTGGTCCGCCTCGACGGGTTGCGGGTAGTGGATCTTCACATTCTCACCAAACAAAAGTGTGGCGGACAACCGACAGATCCCGCCGGCAAGATCGACATGCATCTTCATGCGCTTCTCATCTTTGACTACCGGGGCACCCCAAAAAGCTTTCGACAGAGACCCCACAAGGCCACCACGGTGCGGTTCACCCTTCCTCGCGTGAGTGGCAGTGTCGCCCTGATAGATGTCGTGCAGGGTGAGAGTGTCACCAATCCACCAGGCCTCATGCTCACGGAAACGCTCTAAAGCGATATGAAATGGTGCGGGAGGGAACTGGTCAGCAGTTGCCATAGTCGGCCTCCTGAGGCTTGTTACGTCACTTTGAGCCCTCGGGCTTCGTGACGTGTTTTTGTTGCGCACGATTTCGAGCAGTGCGATGTTTTTGAATAGCGGTCGATAGTGAACTCGGATTTACACCGAACACACGTACGTTGAATGTTGTCCACGCCAGACGCCCGACGCCATGCCGATTTACATGCATTCGAGCAGAACCGGAGCGGCATCTTCGACAAAAACGCATCACCGCACTGATCGCACACGGCGGGCGTCTTCGGGCGATCGGCCATGAGTTGACCTGCGTGTGCGCGGTGCCACTCAATGCCCTTAGGCGAAGAGTGCCATGCGGCAGCGAGTGGCCGAATCGCATCAAGGTGCGCCTGCCAAGCTTCCGACTGGTAATGCTCGCGCGCTTCAGGCGTGTTCCCGTGGTGCGAGTGGTGAACAGCTTTGGTCATGGCCGTGAGGTTCGCACCGTCGTTGTTGAGCGGGTCATGGTCTACATGGTGGATGTTATGACCCGGAGGGATGGGGCCATGTTCGGCTTTCCAGATTTCCTCGTGAAGTCGGCCAAGGCCCTTACTCTTGTCGGCTACTCCCGGCGTGTAGTACACGCGGTCACTGCGCCGCTTCGATTCTGGGTAACGCCGAAACTTGATGCCGTTGAACACGATCACTTCTGATTCCATATAAACAGCATATCGCACCGCGTCGACAAACTATGCCAATTTTATGTACTGTCGCCATATGTTTTCAGTCGTAACAATTGCGTACCGTGAGCTGTCTTGAGAGTGGTCGTTGGCCTTCACAGGCTTGTCTTCACCCTTTTCGGATGCTTTGGTATCCCACCGGTATTCGGTGACTTCCTTCAGCCACCCTGTGCACCGTTCAGTGACCATGAGCGATCCAGCAGACAGCAACGATGAGACCGTGCGAATCCCGTACAGCACATCGTTATTAGCCTGAGTGGAGATCACACCGTCCTGATTGAGCTGCACCCGGAATGATGCTGCGGATGGGTCGAGGATCACAAAGTCAGGGGTGAGGCGTGGTTGCCAATCCTGCAAATGTGGTTCAGCGATCCATTCACGTAATTGTTGGGAGAGTTCAACGTCAGTAAGTTTGCGGCGCTCACTGATCGACTCATAACGGTACTCATCGATCAGGTACAGCTTCGGATGCGTTCTGCCCCATGTTGTCCATGTTCAGCGCAAGGCCCAGCAGGATCGCAGAAGTCGGATTCGTTGTGCCGTAGTCCACACCAACCGCAATCAGCTTCAACATTGGCGGCAGATCAGCCCACAACATTTGATGCTTCTTCGGCTCCCACATGTCATGGATCGCACCCTCGGCGTTCGTCCACAGCCCAAGAATGAAGCGGTCATAGAACGCACCAGTGAATGACGCTTTCATGTCGGCCACATACTCAGCAGTCAGAGACGGGTTGTCGTCCATTGTGAAGTGGAAGACGATCATGTTCTTCAACTCGGCCTGCATGATGAACTGCTGCCGTAACCAATGATTGAATGAACCAGGGTTTGTGGTTGCTAACAGTCGGGCACCATCTACACGTAGGCGGGTAAGAAGCATCTCCCAAAAGCCAACCGGCAACAGTGTGGCTTCATCCACATAAGCNATCTCAACGGTCGCACCACGAATCTTCTCTTCAGAACGAGTATCGTTCGCACCCACTAAGTGAACTTCGCGACCAAGAATGATNGCCGTATTCGACCCCCTGGTGTGCTGCACATATGTAGCGAGCTCACCGAAGAGATCCACCGACTGCATGGGTTCAATAATGTTGCGCTCAATGGTCTGCAACGTTTTCCCAACAATGACAATCAGGCCAGCACCACGAGAACGCCTGATAGCGATGAACAGGGCGAACAGGGACGCGATCGTTTTACCTGCCGAAACAGCACCAACCCACAACGCAACCTTCTTCAGCGAAGAATGTGCGATGGAATCGATCTGCTTCTGTGACAACACGGGACTACTCAACATTTTCATCCGGAGTCTCGTACTCGTTAGCCCTCGAATCAAGACCAACAATGAGCGCATCCAGCAACGAGTGAGCCGAAGTCACCCCTGAAACGTCTTTCTCAAGAGCCTTCGATAGCTTGTCGAAACGCAATCGCACCAATCGTCTGAGCCTCACGCCGAGCCGACAACGGGGCCTCATCAAACGTGTGGTCGTTGTAGTCGTTGTCCTTGCCACCAAAGCTATACACCACGAACGGAGCATTGAGAGAGTCAAGCGACTTATCCGCATTCCTTGTCAGCTTCTCTGCAAGTCGCACACGAGCAGCAGTCATATCGAACTCGCGCACCACTGTTGCAGTCGAGGTCTGTGCTCGCGCAACAAACGACAGCCCTTCGTCCTTCGCCCACCTTGAGACCGTCGATGTCGATACGTTGAGCTTCGCTGCCATTGCTCGGCACGACATACCCTTGTCGAACAGCTTGCGCGCCTGTGCGCGTTTCTTGTCGAACGTTCCGCGTGCGGCCATGTGTCATCACCTCATTGCGGCGCCTGGCCGTTTGTGGGGGAGGCGATGGGGCCTCAGGGTTAGAAAGTTATTGGGTGTCTTCGTTTTGGTGCTGCTCGATGATGCGGTCGGCTGCGTCTCTAGCTGCTTGGCTGATCCTGGCGCGTATGGAGTTGGTGGAGTATGGCTGACCGTTGGGTGCAATCCAGTCAGTCATTGCTTTTGTTCTCTGAGCCATTGGTTGTACCGCTCAATGGTCTCGGCCGGTAGTCGG